TTACAGGGAAGGCGCAGACAGTACCTTTGCACCCCCCCCCTGACGCAGTATCATTGATTGTGCGTCTATAATCAACAGTATCCTTTATTTCTTCGCGCTGGCAAGCGCTCGGCGTAGGTTCTCTCTGAACTTGCTATTGAACCCGCTTGATTTGTCGTTCACAGATCGTTGAACAATAGCCACAAAAGGAAACCGTGGACTGTATCTGGCTGACTGTGTATATGAAGCAATCTTTCTGATTTTCTGTCCGCCGCGCTTGGATGATCTCCCGTAGCGCTCCCAGATGCCCTCCGACTTACCTTTAGCGCCAAGCGGTGAGCCTGAAAAGTTTTTGCTCTTGTCCCGCAGCATTTCAGTAACGGCACCCTTCTTGAAGTTGCCGAATGCATTTAAATGCTTCTTCGCGTTCTTTGTAGGTACTACTATCGCCTTTGACTTTGGCGACCTTACCCCTCCCTTTACTTGGAACCGCATATACTCTGCGTTTCTGATATCCCAGTAAACATGAGCAGTAAGGTTTTTCTTGTTGCTCTTGTCGAAGAAAAAGTTCCGCTGAGTAAACGGCGTTGATCCCTTGCCTTTCTTTTTGTCGAACTCTGTAGCCGTGGCAGCGCCAAGCACACCTTTACCTTTGCGCTTAGTCAGGTCGAATGCTAGCTGATTAAGCGTTTGAGATGCGGCAAATGGAATCTGCTTCCGCTGGATTCGCGACAGTCCTTTTGTCACATCCTTGATATTACTCTTAACGCTAATCTTCATTTGCATATTCCATAATGTAGCTAATTATTTCTTGGCTAGAAAGATACATCAAACCTATTTCAGCCAGCAAATGCTGTGTGTTGTAAGACTTATCACCCATTGTAACAGTGTCCCATTCAACAAATTCATCCTCATCTTCTCGCTGGATTGCCATTTTAATGTAGCTGATTCGGCCCTGTCTGACATCCCGCAATATCTGTCGCAGCTCCATTTCCATTGTGCTGATCTTCATCTGAGTCACATTGTGCATGTGCTTTCTTCCTAAATATGTTGGCTATATAGCCTTCAAAAAATAATAGCATAAACATTGGTATAGCGATTATCACTGTTGTAAGCAAGATTAACGCCCAGCCTAAAAACAGAAATCTATACAGCTCTTTCACTCTTCGCCCCCCTCTTCTTCCTCTTCATTTTCTTCCTCCTCTTCGTAATCCGGGCCTCCGGGCAGCTTATTCATGCTGGCTTCCCATTGCGCCATAGCGTTATCAAATCCCTTCATTTTGCTCGCCCCCTATAGTTTTTTCAGCATTTGTAACCTTGTTTTTTGTCGCCATAAGCTTCTTTTTTGGCCCGTTGACAAGCGCAATGAATAGCTCGACCGCGCCCCAAATTAGAAGGGCGCTGCATACGATCCGCAAAACTGTCATTTCAATAGGTTCCATCTTACTCTCTCCGTTTCATTGATCAACAATATGCCACATTCGATACTAACGATCAACTCTTTTGTTAACCTCTCCTATCTAAGAGCTTGACCCGCTCCAAAGCTAATCGATAACGTTTCTTATCATTGAACGTGACACGGTTGCCACTTTCAATTTCGCTCTCAAATATAGCAATGAAGAACCTGTCTTCTTTCGCCAGCTCAAGCACTTTTCTTGGGATCGGTGGCCTTGCCTTCTCTTTTAAAAACAACACAGAGGCAGGTAATCCAAGTGCTTCCGCCACCTGTATTCCGTTCGCTTGACATGAAAAGCAATGTATCAGTACCCTTTCCCCGTCCTCTCTAAGAGTCATCGAAGGTGAGTTATCATCATGAACAGGGCAGCACGCCCACCACCTGTCGCCTCTTTGTTTTACCTTATCTAGACGTGGCAATATTTCATCCAGCACTTTTGGCCCTCTTAATTTGTAGATGCATAATGTGGCCCTTCACATCCCCTGATAGCTGGTCGGTGTGAAGCGGTTTAATTTTGTTCGGCCAGACCCCAAACTTGCTTTTATAACAAAATGCAGACCATCCTAATTTATACTTTTTTGACTGAGCGTAAAACTGTAGCTCGCCAAGCCATCGCGCCTTATCGTCAGTTGACCATTCTTTGTTTGTCTTTTTCAGCTCTTTCAGTATCTGCCCATCACTTTGCAAGACCTTATTCGACGGTCTCTGATATCCACAAACGCACTTAATCATGTAATGCTGAAAACATTGCGGACAAACAGACAGCTCTCCCTCGGTTTTTTCCTTCGTTAATTGTGCCTCAGAATATTCTCTTTCGCCGCAATCCAAACTTTCAGGAACAATATGCTCCGGCCAGCCATGCCATTGCACATTACCAGAGTGGTCGAGATAGATGGCCTCTTCTTTGGTCGCATGTTTTCGCATAATGCGTCCGGCTCGTTGTACGAACGTGATCTTACTTTTGGTGCTGAAACAATCAATCAATGTCTGAACCTGCGGCGCATCGTACCCGGTGTTCAATAGCCGTGAGCATGAAAGTATTTGAAAGTCGCCGTGGTCATGTCCTTCAAACAGCTCTTCTCGTTCGTCTGGCTCCATATAGCCGTCGATGTGTTCTGCTGTAAAGCCTTCAGACCTGAACATCTCCACGAGCTTCTGAGAGTGCTTAATGGATGGACTGAACGCAATAGTCTGGCCTTTACCGAATCGCTTAAAGTTTTCGATTATCGCGCCTACTAAGGCGGGGTCTTTGTCTACCGCCTCTGACAGAGATTTCGGATCGTAATCTGAAGCGCCGGTCGATAGTCGCTTTGTTTTTACGCCGTTAACGTTAGCGTGAGTTCCTCCGTAATATTTTACGGGGCAAAGATAGTCTTTTTCAAGAAGTTCCTGAGTTGTGATCGGCACAATTAGGTCTGAATAATATTTCCCAAGCCCTTTTGAATAAGGCGTTGCACTAAGTCCCACAAAAAGCGCGTTCTTTGTTGTTTCCATCAGCTCAGTCGTCGCCTTATAGTGCGTGTGACATTCATCTATAATTGCCAGATTAAATAGCGGTTTGTAACGCCGTCTTGCAATGGTCTGTATCGACGCAATCTGAATTGGCGCACTGGGATCGCTTCGCCAATGATACGCTTGCATGACCCCAACCCTTATCCCTGCCCTGTCAAATTCAGCCAGAGCCTGATCGACCAGCTTGATTCGATCACAAATAAAAATGCCACGTTTTCCGTTCTCAGCGACTGATTTCAGAATTTCAACGGCAACCCGCGTTTTTCCAAATGAGCAGGGCGCAGCCAAAACAACCCTTTTGTTTCCTCGCCGCATTGACTCCCGGATCATTTCAATCGCTTTTTCTTGATGCGGTCTCAATGACTGCATTTATGACTCACGAACCCAGTTGCCAGTCTTTGCATCTCGTATCCACTGTTTTTCTACTGGGGCCGCTTCAATCTTTGTGGCCTCTGGTATGTTAGGAAAGTGCAATTCGTCACCGTTTAAATATTTAATAATCATGCGTATCCTTTGTCTGTTATGTAGCTTGCCAGTGTAAAGTCTTGAAACCTTTCGGCGGGTTCAGGTACCAACCAAGGTCGGGCCAGTAATGCCGCACCCTCGACGCTAAAGCCTTGCTGGTATCCTGCTTTTTCGCTTCGGCGGCGCTCTTCAATTGTTTTTTTCTTTTTTTTCATTTTACTAAACTCTCCAAGGTTTTATAAATTGTAGTGATTGAGTCACATCACAAAACTCAACAGGTATAGGATGCGAGTCTTTCAGTAAACTCTCTATATTTTCAAGTTTTGAATGCGTTTGAAGCATAGCAACCGCAGCGTATCCCTCAACATCGGATTCGCCGTACAGGTGTGCATCAAAATCCCCTTTTGCTCTGTTAATAACATCCATCAAAAGTAAAAGCTGGTCGTCATTTAGCGTTATAGTTGTCATTCTCTCGTTTAATCCTTTATATCGTTTGAGGGGCTTTCGCCCCGTTTGGTTTAAGCTGCAAAAATCTGTTCTAAGTGCGCCTTGCTGTGCCTACCTTCTTTTGAAAGAATTTTAAGTGCTAACGCTTTTGTGTGCGTTTGAACCTGTGAGCGTATTTGCGGGTAATCTCTAAGCTCTCTGAATATCTTACGAGCTGTGTCAGGTGTCATACTAAAGTAGAATTCTTCAACCTTTTTACTTAATTGCATTCTCTCGTTTCCCTTTGTGTTTGATTTGGGACTTTCGCCCCGTTGGGTGTTAGATTTCTTCGAGTTCGGCTAAATAAACAGTCATGCCGTTAACAATTCTGTAATGACGACCACCGTTGAGTGATCCTATTGATGGGTTGGCTTTAAGCCATGCTGCTACCTTCGCCTCGTAAGCAATTTCTTTCTGGTCAGCGATAAATGCGTTGTGGTCTGAATTTTCGTGTCTCATCTCGTTCTCTTCTCGTTGTTGTTGAGTATCAGTATACTCATTACATTGAGATAGTAAACACTTTTGTTAACTATATTTAAATATGTTTGGTTTGAACGAGTTTGAAATGGGATCTGGGAATAATTACGGAGGGCATGACTTCAAATTCATCACGATGGTTCGAGGATCGTCCAAAAGGAACGAGGTCTTTTGAAATTTTATCTTGAGACCCGATTTCTATGGCAACAAACGCATCATCAAACTCAACAATGAAATAGCTGCACCTTAGCTCGAAGTCCTCGGCGTACCTCTTCAGCTTTGAATATTTCATCGCGCAAAGTCTTACGTCTGGATACTTATTTACACTGTTATAACGGCGTTTAAACTCTGCGAAGTGGCTTACCTTGTTATCAGTATAGATTACCCAATCAACCCCCCACAGCATGTCTGACAGTTTGTCTATTCTTCTCCCTGTCTTGTCTATCATGATCTGACGTGCAGCGTTTTCAAGCTCAAGCATTTCTTTCGTTTCAAATCGCTTTCTAGCCACTTTTCAACCCCATTTTTATTTTGGGCACAACTCAGCCTTTTCCCTTTGCAAGCTACACCATGCAGGACATTAGTCTGTTTAGGTTTCTGTAGCTACATCCTAAGATGCGGTACTCATTTGCTTTCGCTTTCCTGATTAACTGCAAAATTAATCAACCCATTTGGGCCTACTGCATATTGGGTCGTGATCTTACCCGACAGGCTGTTGGTCGGAGGCTCGCTATTTGAAATGGACGCACGGCCAAAGCGCCACTGTTCTTTGCGACAACCACTCACGTCAGTTGTTATTGAAGTTGTTTTTTGATTGGAGAGATGGGAGAATAACCAAGTCGGATGGCCCGGTATTTTTTCTCCCTCTCTCTTCTCTGCCGGCCTTCAGGGTTCGCAACCCGCCGACAAATTCACTTTACGCTAGTCGGTCAATTCAATCAAGCGATCTAAATACCAACTGGCTTTTTCTAAGTCCTGTTTAGGTGAATTTTTGTACTTGTGTCTATGAATATATTTCATGCAGTTACCAAGCAAATACGCCTTAAAATCTTCACCAAGCTGCTGTTCTATGTAGTCAATACACTCTACACCCGCAGAATTGTAGTGTTCAGGACGGTTTACAGCGTCCCAATCTTCTGGTGTTGTGTCTTTAATTAATCCGCTCATTTCTCACCTTCTTTACTAGTCGTGCAATGGATGTGTTCGATATAGTAATTCCGTACGCTTTATGTATTTTTTCTTTAATTCTCGGAAGCGTCCAGCCCTTGGTTCTTAAACTTTCCATTCTTAAAATTATCTTTTGCTCGCGTTTGTTTATCTTTAGTTTGCCGTCTACTAAATCATGTCCAAACGGTGCCGCACCGTTGCACCAAAAGCCAGCGTCTCGCGCCTTTTTAAGACCCGCCTTTGCTAGCTCTGATACTTTAAGTAAGTGATCGCCGTGAACCTTTGAATGGCACTTGACGCACAATAGGACGGTCTTCGTGCCGCCATGAACTTTTGGCACAACATGGTGCGCGTGGTCTGCTTTTTTTGAACACTCAAAGCACACCAATGCGCTTTTTCTCTACTTTGATTCTTGCGTTATAGTCCGCAATCATTTCGCGATATTCTTGTGCGTAAATCTTGATTGCTCGCTTTTGAGTCGCAATCATTTGATCAACTTTTTCTTGACCGAATTTGCGTATCATGAAGATAGTGTAGACTTGCGCTGCTGAACCATGCTTCATCCCATATAAATTGCATGCGGGGCATTGCGGGAAAACGTTATCTGAAAAATGGCTGTAAAATGAGGATTTTCCCTTAGGAAGAAAATGGCCTCCGTGAACAGTTGAATAATGCCGCACCTCTCCGCACGTCACGCACTCGCAAAATCCATTGTCGTCAGCCTCTTCTAGCCGTCTCAGTAATTGAAACAGTCTCAGCGACTTAGCTCGCAGGGTTTCTGGCACGATAGAATTCCGATTCTTGAGGATAGGTTAGTGTAACACCGTGGTCGATACCCCAGTGAAAAACTTGCTCCATGAACTGGTGCATTTCACCTTTCAAAAGTGTTCGCGTGGATTTGAGTTGGGCAGGAATAATTGTTTTACCGATTACTACATCTTCAAGACCAAGAAAATTGTTTTTTAAAATCGTTTTCATATCTTCAGCGCTGACAGGCACTTTTTGAGAAAAATGCATCGACATCTCCGCGCACCAAAGATGAAATAGTGAATTTTGATTGATCGATCTACGATCCGCAAACGGAGATAGTTTCCAAGCGACAGGCTTTTCAAAGTCCCAATCTTCAAGCTGCTTTTTGAAGAATTTCAGCGCTCCGTCGATCTCAGAGCGCTGTCGAACAAGCCAAAATTCACCGTTCATTTTTTGAATTCATCAATCAAGTCATCAAGAATTAGCTTAATTTCTAACAAAACTCTTTTCAATGCTTTAATCATCTGACAATTCCAAGAATTTAACAGGCGTGATTGATAGGTGTTCGCAAACTCTTTCAACTAAAGACAGTTTTGCGTCCTCTCTGTAGCGCCATTGGCTAACTTGCTGTTTGGTGATATCAAGGCGAGAAGCAAGCTCAGTTGAACTTACCCCCGCTTTAATCTGAGCAAGTTTCAAAGATTTCCCGAAGTTAAAACGGCAGGTCATCATCAAAACTCTTGTCTTTTGCCGGCTCTGAACTTTTGCCATTAAAAACGTCTGCAATTTTTCCCTTCAACGCTGGCTGGTTGCCCGTCGATTCGTTTTTCCAAAGTGAAATATCAATTGTCTCACCTTCTTTGATATCTCTATGCGCGACTACTTTACCCGATAGAATCGGTGCTCTTTCGCCGCCCTCGTTTTTCCAGAGACTAACTTGCCCTCGATTATCATACTGCATAAATGTTTCCTATTAATTCATAGTTGATTTTAAGATTCTCCAATAGTTTTTCAATTGCCGTTGAAAGTGCAGCAATGTACTCTTCGTCTCGTTCAACCTTCATAATCAGATTTGGTAGGTCAGGATGATAAGACATGAAATAGTAGTCTTTAAAATCCATCAGCCACATTGTCCCTTGGACTTGAGCATAATATTCTGACGGCATTGCACCGCTTTTGGCATACTCGCGAAGGTATGCAGTGTGAACTGCTGGCGAAGGGCATTTGATTTCCAAGCCAGTTGTCATGCCTTCCCCCACAATCCGGTCAGGAGAACACCCTACAGATTGATCGTCGTTCGTTACAAAACCGATTTCTCTACACTGCATATCTTGTTGAAAAGAAAACACATCAGCCGCTTCAGGTTCAAGATCATTTCCGCGCTGCATCCAATGACTTTTGAACGTCTCGAATCGCTTACCGCTCAATCGTTCAGACAACAGATCGTTTAGATACTTGTCTGCACTTGCAGAAGGGTTTCCTTTTGTAGTTAGCAGGTCTTTGAACCTCGATGCACTTGGCACTCCCAACCGAAGATTAAACCACGCCTCGGTACCTTGTTCTACATCATGAATCTTCATTTGATTTGCTGTTTCTTTTTCTGTTGTAGCTGTTTTACAGCTTTATTATAATTGTCTTCCGACAGCTCTCGCGTTTTACTGACTTTGTACAGCTTGAAAAAAGCAGTCTTGTTCGAATCCGTAGAAACAATCAAAGCATCGATGTGAGCGGCCTTTTTGTCGTCAATACCGTGCACGGTTATTTCCTGCGCGTCAGTGTCATCATCACCTGAGATTGCCCACATGCTTTGAGCCTGATATCTTTTTAGGTAGGTTGACATTGAACCAACGTCTTGCATTAAATTCTTGCCGCCAGCCTGTACGCCGGTGGTGGCCGTTTGCTTCATCCACTGCCCTGATGAATGAGAAATCTGCGAGGATACGGTCACGCTATCACCGAACATTTCGACCGCCTGAACAAACGACAAATCATTGACCGCTGCGACTACTCGAATAGCGTTCAAGCATGAACCAAGATCTGCATATCGATTCTTTAAAAATGGGTTTGTAGCGTTTTTTGCGGGGTTTTTTATTTCTGACTGCGCTTTTGCAAGCGATGCGGATAATTCATTAATTGAATCTGATTGTTCCATTGTATTCTCCCTTTTTCGAGATACAATGTTAACACTTACAGGCAATTAATCAACTTTTTGCACGACTAATTGCTTCTAATCATCTCACATATTGTGATTGCTCGGTTGCCAACCTGCTTGGCCCAGCGTGAATCAAAGAATTCGTCGGCTGCGGTATCAAAGTCTGAGATTGCCATTGCGGCGATGGCTTTTTTGAAGCCTTTGAAGCGAGTGATACCAAGATTGAAACACATGTCTATCACAGCAAATCGTCTTGTTTCACTGAGGTTTTCAAACCAAGAAAATTGATCTAATTCGGTGATGCAGCGAGCGATATCGTTGTCTAGTAGATAATCGATCTCATCATCAGATAGACCAATTCCGGTTGGGTCAATGTTTCGCCCCACGCCGATTGTGATTTTACTTTGACTGCATCTGTAGGCGTGAGACTCAACACCTTCGTGTAATTTTATAAGGTCACGCAGGATCATTTTCTGATTAACTCGTTGATGGCTTTCCAAACTTCAATCATTTTGGCCTCTAAAACTTCAAGCCGATTGAGAATTCTTCCGATTGTTAAAACAAGTATGAACAGACCTGCTGCAATGGGCCACAACGACACAATTACTTCGAGAACATCCACAGCTATTCGCCTCGTTTGAACAGTTTCCGAACCGTTTTAGTCTCCCATATCCGTATCAGTGTCCAAACTATCGACAGACCCGCTGCGACAGCCGGCAGCCAACCCATTAGAGCGCTCACCGTTGCTGAAATGGACACAAAATCAAGAGTTGCTTTTACCTCTTCTGGGATCATTTTTCTCTGCTGACCCCTTTGACTTTCTCATAACTTCTCATCGCACCAAGGCCCAGCATCCCGCCCAGCGTTGGCATTAATAAATCTGAATCAATCGCCGGCATTACAAGCCAAATGGCTAGAATCGGTGAAATAAGTACGGAATACAAAAGCCCAATCCCAGACACCCAACCGATAAAGGGTCGCCACCCGGCAACGAATAGGCTTTTATGCGCGGCCTCGGCTTTGTTTACTTCGAGCTGCAAGGCTGCATTTTTATGCGCTTCTTTCTGCGCTAAAGTTGCAATTTCATGCGCCAACGCGTTTTTCTGGTCTTTATCTTCGATAAATTTACCCAGCAAACCAGCGATCGGCGCAATCAATTGCTCAAGCATTATTCTGCCTCGGCCTCATCTTTTTCTTCTTTTGCAGACTCGCTAATCGCGTTTGCGTAAGCTGAGATCAATACCTTTAGCTCGTTTTCCTGCTGATTCAATTGAACCAATTGTAGCCTTAGCTGGTTGACTCGTTCGACCTGCGCCTTAGCTGCATCACTCAAATCATTCTCTTCGTACAATACATCATCAATCGTGATCATTATTAATCTCCCATTTTTTTGAAATTACATTATACAGCTAAGTTCGAATGATTCTAGCCTATCATTTTTTCTCGTCTTTTCGCTTCAATTTCGGAAGCATCGGCATTATCTCTTTCAGTCTGTCATAGATGAGCCAAAAGATTTTGTCGTCTTTTTTGGTTGAGGTGGCCGATACGATTAACCAAATAATCGTTACAAGAGCGCCAGAAATAATTAAATAGTGTTCCATCAAGAAATCCATTACCAAGGTACTCCGACTGATACAACAGGCTCTTTTGATTCTTCAATCTGATTTGCAATAGAGGCTTCGATAGCTTCCACGTCCAGTTCAGATTCTACCCAGCTCAAGACATCTGCTTCTGTTAAATCTTCGAAAGGTATGAAAGCCTCATCAGTTGAATCAGGTGTGAGGCTGCAAGTGCCGTAATCGATACCTAAATGATCACCGTCTACGTCTGATGCTCGCCAGTGCGCTACAACTACACCATCGTCAGATGTGTTGCGTTCTAGTTGTAAGATTGTCCAATTTACTGTCATTTTGTTTTCCTTTCTGTGTTTTCAAGTGCTGTGATGTGAGTAGTTACCCATAGACAGGATTCCCGTCTAGATCAACCACGCCTATTTCCTCGTATTGAGGCTTGAGGACTTCTTTAGTTGTTGCCGGAGTCAGAACTGCAACTCCGTCGATCACTTCGATGCTCTCAGGTACGTCAACAGTTTCTAAGGCTGTGACCTGTTCTCCATCTACGATGACAGGGACACTAACAGTGCGCTGCACAGGTGCGGGTTCTTCAGGTACTTCAGGCTTCAAAGGCTCAACGATTACTCGACCTTGCTCATCCGTCCATTCGGTATCCATCATGTGCTGATCCTGACGCTCACCGATAACCATCCAACTAACTTTGTCTGAACAACTAGTGTCTCGACAAGAGATGCTTAAGATGTTGCCAGTCACTGATCCTCTAATAGGTTCCCAGTCAGTTTCGTTGGTAGTGAATACCCTGATGTTACGATTCAAAGCAACGAATGTGCCTTCGGTCATGCCGTGGAATTCATCAAGGTGAATCTCAGCAGCACCATCAACCAAAGCGGATACGCCAGAATAGAGCAAATCGGCCTGAGGTGATTCCGTAAACGAGTGAACGAGCTGATGTGTCTCAGGCTTCAAAGGGTGGTCGATTCTGAACGAACCGGAACCTTTGGATAGAGCGCCAGTGACAGCAAGATCTCCTC